AAGAACCCGCCGTTCATTCCGGCAAAGGGAGCGGCACAGAGGACGGAAAGCGAAAGCGGTGGAAGCGGTGAAGCCGCCTTTGCCGCCCATTCGCACGCCGTCAAAATAGCCCCGTGGTTGCCGTCGCCGGGCGACTATGTTTTATGCCTGTATATCCCGACGGACGACGGCGACGGGTTCGTGATTGGAGGGATATAAACAATGGCGCTTATCGGGAATTGGGGTGACTTCACGTTCTACGTTTCCGCAGACCAAATCAAGACGTTCGACAGTCTGGAATGGGACAGCGCGGCGAAGTATTCCACCCACGACCGACACTTACGGGAACCCCTGTTGGAATTCACCGGGACAGACGTTGAAACGATAACGTTTACCATGTTCTTTTCCGTGTTCTTGGGGGTAAACCCTATCAAAGAAATTGCAAGCCTGCTTCAAGCTATGCGGCGGGGCGAAGTAAACCGACTTGTCATCGGGCCGAAAGCCTACGGCACGAACAAATGGGTCATTACGAAGCTGTCAAATTCCTTGAAGCGGTTCGACCGATGGGGCAACCTGCTTGTCGCGTCGGTGAATGTTACGATGCAGTCTTACGCAGTCAGATAAGGAGGGCGGGAAATGGCATATATCGTGAAAGCCTTTACGCCCGGCAAACTCAACCTTGCACCGGAAACGCTGGAAGAGGAAGTTTTGCAGAACGTCGCTATCATCGTGTCAACGCCGAAATTCTCTGTCCCACTCGATAGGGGGCTTGGGTTGGCGCAACGGTTCATCGACAAGCCGATACAGGTTGCACAATCTATCTTGATTTCGGAGGTTCTGGACGCGGTAGAAGAGTATGAACCGCGGGCAGAGGTAACAAACGTCACGTTTGAAGCGGGCGAAACGCCGGGCCTGCTGGTCCCCGTATTGGAGGTGAATATCGTTGACAACGAAGAGTAGAACATACCCCGACATTTCCTACGTCGAAACCGACACGGAAACCATCGTGAACACGCTGATACAGGGGTACGAAAAAATCGCCGGGCGCACGCTGTACCCGGCGGACCCGGCACGACTGTTCATTCTGTGGGTTGCCGATATTATCGTTCAAGAGCGGGTGAACATCGACTTTTCCGCGAAACAGAATATCCCGCGGTATGCAGAGGGCGAATATCTGGATTCCCTCGCGGAACTGTTCAAGGGCGCGGAGCGGTTGGAGCCTGAAAAGGCCCGAACGACCCTGCAATATACGCTTTCTATCCCGCTGGAAGTGGCAACGACCATTCCGGCAGGCACGCGGGCCACGCCTGACGGTGAAATCGTGTTCGCTACGCTGGAGGACCTGACAATTCCTGCGGGACAGCGGACCGGGAGCGTGGAAGCGGAGTGCCAAATAGAGGGCGAAAACGGAAACGGATTTATCCCCGGACAAATCAACCAGCCGATAGACGTTTTCCCTTACTACGAAAGCGTCGAGAACATAACGGAGAGCGCAGGGGGAGCAGACAGGGAAAGCGACGCGGCATTCTATGAGCGTATGCGTGAGAGTGTGGAAACCTATTCTACGGCGGGACCGCTGGGCGGGTATGAGTATTTCGCAAAATCCGCGTCGGCGCTGATCGCAGACGTGAAAGCAACGTCCCCGAAGCCGGGAGAAGTAGACGTGCGCGTTCTGCTGACGGGCGGCGAACTGCCGGGGGAAGAAATCTTGAAAGAGGTTTTGGACATTCTGAACGCCGACACGGTGCGCCCGCTGACGGACCATGTGACCGTCGCCGCGCCGCAGGCCGTCCCGTACAACATCGACGTGACCTACTACACGCAGGAGGGCGGCGCATTGAGCGCCGACACCATCGCGGCGGACGTTGCCGCGGCGGTGAAGTCTTTCCAGAAGTGGCAGGCCGAAAAGATGGGACGGGACGTGAACCCATCCCAGCTTATCGCCTTGTTGATGCAAACGGGCGTGAAGCGTGTTGAAGTCCGTTCCCCCGTCTTTGCGGCTGTGGCAGACAACGCAGTTGCACAAGTCGGCACGGTTTCCGTCGTGAACGGAGGTGCGGAACGTGAATAACGAAGACTTCTATTCGGCAGACTTCACGAATTCGCTTCCGCCTGCGCTGAAAAACGACCCTGACATGATGGCACTTGCACAGACCATTTCAGCGCAGTTGCAGACGACCGCGGCGGAAGTCCGAAAGAACATCATTTACGCCCGTATCGACGAACTGGACGAAGCGACGTTGGACGTGCTGGCTTACGACCTGCACGTTGACTGGTACGACTATTCCTATCCTATCGAGGTAAAGCGCCGGACCATTCGGGACAGCATACAGGTCCACCGCAGATTGGGAACGAAGTATGCCGTTGAAAAGGCGTTGGGGGCTGTGTACCCCGGAACGAAAGTGGAAGAGTGGTTCGAGTACGGCGGCGACCCGTATAAATTCCGCGTCGTCATAGGCGCAACGGAAGCGGGCATCACCGCAGGCCGTCAAGCGGCGGTCCTCGACCGTGTGCGGTTTTATAAAAACCTGCGGTCCCACCTTGAAGCAATCAGTTACCAAATCGAAAAGCGAACGGCGGTCAAGGTTGCCGCCGTCCACGCTATCGGGCAACGCGTCGAAGTCTACCCATACTTGGCGCGAAATATGGAATCGCACGGCGGGTTCTACTGCGGCGGCTATACGCAGTACGGGCGGAAACTTGCAGTATTCCCAAATAAATAACGAACGGAGGGTGAAGAAATGGAAGATAAAACGTATGGAACCCTTGTGACCGACTGCGGAATACAACTGATTGCGGCGGCGGTCATGGAGGGAAAGAAAATCAATATTACGGACCTTGCTGTGGGTGACGGCGGCGGAAGCTACTACAAGCCGAATTCCACCATGACCGCATTAAAGGGCGAAAAGTGGCGCGGAAAAGTAAACCGCGTAGAGATCAACGAGAAATCCCCAAACATGATTGACGTAGTAGCGGTGATTCCGTCCGATGTTGGCGGGTGGACAATCCGCGAAATGGGCGTTCTGGACGAAACAGAAACCCTTATCGCGGTTTGCAATACCCCTGACACGGAAAAAGTCATCATTTCAAGCGGAGCGGCGGGCGAAATCGAATTGACGATGCACATTGAGATTTCCAACGCGGACGCTATCTCTTTTATCATCGACCCGAACGTAGTAACGGCAACAAAAAAAGACATTGAAGACCACGACGCATCGAAGACGGCACACGCCGCAGAGTTTGAGAAAAAAGCAGACGTTACCGACCTAAACGCACACGCGAATAATACGGATATTCATGTAAACCCGTCTACGATGGGAAATTACGACACGGCAATTTCGGGGCTGATCGAACATAAGGAAGATACGAAAATTCATGTGACGGCGGAAGAAAAAGCATCGTGGACGGAGGGTGCAGAGCAGGCGGCGGCGGACGCGAACAGAGTAACAGAAGCGCTTAACGCCATTGCAGGAATTGAAAGCCGCGTTTCTCGCGTGGAAGACGGCCTGTTCAACAACATCACCGGGAACCCGTTTCTTGCGTCCTTTGATTCCCTCGACGGCATCACGCTTGTTAAGGGTATCTGGAACGAAGAAAGAAAGCGCATCGAATGTTGACGGAATACGCCTGCCCGCGGCGGGAACTGTCCTGCATCGTCGGAAACCTGTTCGTCGAACTGGAACCACCCTGCGACCATTGCGCCGCCGGGGACAGCCTGACGATATGCGGAACGACATACGCCGGGACACGGGCAACGCTGACCGTCACCGAATACGGATTTACCTTTGACGGACCGCCGGAGGAAGTCGAACAAATCCGGGAAAGGCGGTGTCTAAAATAGACCAGCGACAAACCGAACAAAAGCCCACACAAGAATTTGCAATCATCACGAAAGCGAAAGATTTAGTCAAGCACACGTTTATGATGACAAGCGAACGGAGATTTCCGAAGAAATACCGTTTCACCATCGTAAACCGCTTGCACGATTTGACGCTTGACATTTTCCAGCACATACAGGAAGCGAACGAACTTGACCTTACAGACCCGCAGGAATACCGCGAACGGCGCTACGAACAGAAAAAGGCGCTGACAGAGTGCAAGACGGTTCTTTTCCTGATCGAACTTTCCTTTGAAAAGGAACTTATCTCTTCCGAACAATGCGCGGAATGGACCCGGCACGTTATGAACGTGAAGAACATGACGGCAAAGTGGAGGAAGCAGGATAGAGAGCGGTTCGCCGCACTACAACAGAATAGAGGAATCACGCCGCGGCGGTAACGCCCGGCGTTTTTCTTGGGGTGCGGCTTGTAGCGTCCAACTCTTACAACGTCCGCAACGTCAATTCCTCTGGCGCGATGAACTGGAACAACGCTTACAACGGCAACAACGGCGTTCGCCCGCTTTGGTGGAAACCGCGATTGAGTAGGCCGAAAGGCTGAAAACAGAGGACCACTATCAAAGGAAGCCGCATCCCTCCGCCGTGGTGACAGCACGACGGTAAATACAAGATTGGTGAAGCAAGGTCCACGGAAACCAGCTTCCGCCCGCCGCGGACGCGCGGCGCGGTCCGATGATGACGCGTTGCGTGCGGCGGGAGCCGCAGACGCGCAAGGCCGATTCTATACACGGCAAGGAGTTTTTTATATGCAAGGCGCAGAATTCGAGCAGGTATATGATTTCGGGAACCTATACGCGGGGTTCCTGAAAGCACGCAGGGGCAAGCGACACAAACCCAGCGTTGCAAAATTTGAAGCAAATCTTCTTGAAGCCCTATGCCTACTTTCGGAAATGCTGAAAACCAAAACATACCGACCGTCAGATTATTTCGTTTTCAAGGTCTATGAACCGAAAGAACGAATCGTTATGACGAACGCATTCAAAGACAAGGTGGTTCAACATTCCCTATGCGACAACATACTTGAACCCGCGTTTTCAAAAGCCTTTATCCGGGACAACTACGCATCGCAGAGCGGGCGCGGAACACATGACGGGTTATACCGCCTTGAAGAATTCATGCGGTCCTACTACTTCACACGCAAGGCGAACGCCGAGCGGGAGCGGCGGGCCGCGGGATTGCCGCCGCCCGGCCCGGAGGAAGTGCGGCACTATTCGGACGGCTGGGTTTTGAAATGCGACATATCGAAGTATTTCTATTCAATCCAGCATGAACCGTTAAAGCAGATGACGCGGAAGTACATCAAAGACCCGGATATTCTGTGGTTAGTTGACCTTATCGTTGACAGCACGGAAAATCCGGGAATTCCTATCGGCAACCAGACTTCACAATGGTTCGCCGTCATGTATCTTTCGGGCATGGACCATTTCATAAAAGAAAAGCTGGGTATTCGCTATTATGGGCGGTACATGGACGATTTCTACTTGATACATGAGGACAAGGAATATTTGCAATACTGCCGGGGCGAGATCGAACAATACGTTGCCCGGCTGGGCCTGCGGATGAACAAGAAAACAAATATTTTCCCGTTGCGGAACGGTATTGATTTCTTGGGCTTCCACACCTACTTGACCGAATCGGGCAAAATCATTCGCAAAGTCCGGCGGTCAAGCAAATGTAACGCACAACGCAAATTGAAGAAACAGCGCGGTCTACTGGACCGGGAGAAAATCAGCCTTTCAGACATTGAACAGTCATACGGAAGTTGGCGGAGCCACGCCGTAAATGGAAACTGCTATCACCTGATACAGAAAACCGACAGTCTGTTCCAAAATCTATTCAAGGAGAGTGAAAAACAATGGCCCAAAGTTTGAATGCGCTTGCCGTCGGTGCGCTTGTCAAAGATACAGGCACGCTTTACAACGGTAAGCCGATCATTTGGAAAATCGCCGACAAGGGACACACGGGCTACCCGTCCGGCGCTGTGACCCTGATTACGGAGCGCATTATTTCGCTGAAATGCTTTGACGCTATCGAATCCGGCAACAGCGACGGCAACCGCCGCAGTTACGGCAATAACCGTTGGACCCTTTCCAACGTGCGGCAATGGCTGAACAGTCAGGCCGCCGCCGGGAAGTGGTACAGCGCCCAGCACGGCGCGGACGCGCCACCGACGAATGCGAACGTATGGAGCAACTACAACGAATACGACGCGGAAGCGGGCTTTCTTGCGGGCTTCTCCGCGAACTTCATTGCGGCTCTGCTGACTACGACCCACACCGTAGGCAAGGCGACCGTAGACGGCGGCGGTACGGAGAGTTGCGCCGACAAAATCTTCCTTGCGACCTGTACGGAAGTCGGCTTGTCCGGCGACGTGACCGCAGGAAGCAAGCTGGCCTTGTTCAGCAACGACAGTTCCCGCCTTGCCTACCCCACGGCGGAAGCCGTGAGCAAGAGCGAATACACGAACAGCAGTTTGAACGTAAATTCGCCGTGGTGGTGGTGGCTTGCCGACGCTTACGCGTCCGACTCTTACAGCGTCCGCTACGTCAATTCCTCTGGCGCGCTGAACTGGGGCAGCGCTGGCGACGGCCGCAACGGCGTTCGCCCGCTTTGTAATTTGTCCTCTGGAATCTTGGTATCTGATAGCCCGGATTCCGACGGAGCATACACGATCATTTGGAACCGCGCCCCCTCGAAGCCCTCTTCCATCACGGTCCCGTCCAGCGTGCGCGGCGGCGAAAGCCTGTCTATCAGTTGGGGGGCTTCCACGGACGAAGACGGCAATCTTTCCGGCTATATCCTCGAACGGCAGGTCAACGGCGGCGCATGGGCGCAGGTATACAAGGGCATCAACCGCAGTTACACCGACGCAATCACGTTTGGCTGGACCTCTATTGCGTACCGCGTCAAGGCGTATGACAGCGCGGGCGCGGAATCGGCGTATCAGACCAGCGCAACGCGGACGGTGGTAAACAACCATGCGCCCGTTATCAGCGGCACAGATTCCAACTTGGGAACGAAGACCGCCGCGTTCGCGCAGAGTTACAGTGTAACGGACGAAGACAGCGGGCAGGCCTTGACCGTGACGGAGTACATCGACGGCACGCAGAAGCGTTCCTACACCGCGACAAGCGGACAGACCTATTCGTTCAACATCACCGCCGCAGAGTGGGTGAAGCTGTTGAACGGGTCCCATACGCTGAAAATCGTTGCGGCGGACAACTACGGCGGAAGCGCGACCCGGACGTATACGTTCACGAAAAATGAAACAGAAATCGAACTTACGCTTGCTACCCCGCTTACTGCCGATGATATGGTGACAAAAGGTATCATGTCTGTCGTGCGTCAAATTCCAGCAGGTGCAAAATTCACCGTGGAAGTCTGCAACAACGGCAACGACGCTTCCCCGACGTGGGAGGACGTGACGCAGAACGTCGTAAGCGGAAGTAAGTTCTTCCTTTCCAACACCACCAAAACGGCGAGCGCTTGGGGCTACAATTTCCGCATCAAGGTAAAGCGCGGAACGGCAACGGGCGATTGCTTCATTACGTCTGCGGGAGGTAACTTTGAATGAGCATTCAGCACAGAGAAGACAGCATTCGTGATATGAAGTTGGAGCGGCTGGGCGTGACCCCGCCGCAGGACTGGAACGACGTTGAGCAGGTCCGCACGGCGAAGAAAGCCGAAATCGGCCTTGCGTGTTCCGCGGCTATCTATGCCGGAATCGACGTGGGCGGCGCACATTACAGCCTGACAGAACACGACCAAACCGAACTTATGGCGCAGTTCCAGACGGTCAAGGAGGGCGCGGAGGAAGTGCCGTACCACGCCGACGGTGAACTTTGCCGTATGTATACCGCGGAGGAATTCACCGCGCTTACACAGGCCGCGACCGCCCACGTCTTCTATCACCGCACTTACTGCAACCACCTGAACGCGTGGATTAAGCGGGCCGGGCTTGATGAAATCCCGGCTATCGTGTACGGCGCGGACCTGCCCGCCGACCTTGCGGCAAGCATGGCGGCGCTGATTGAGAAAGCGGGTGGCGACGCGTGAAACGTATCTTGACGATTTGGGCCACGCTGGGCGCGGCTTACGTCGTATTTGAAACGCTTTTCCGCGGGTACTCCCACCCGTCTATGTTCGTTGTAGGCGGGCTGTGCGGGGTTCTGGTTGGTACTATCAATCAGGCCCCGCGCTTTTACCGCGCCCCGGTCATCGTGCAATCGGTCATCGGGGCCGTTATCGTGCTTGCGGTAGAGTTTGTTTCCGGGTGTGTCCTGAACCTGTGGTTAGGGCTGGGCGTTTGGGATTACAGCAATCAGCCGGGAAACGTGCTGGGCCAAATCTGCCCGGCGTTCGGCCTGCTGTGGTTCTTCATTATGCCGCTTGCTATTTGGGCGGAGGACACAACGCGTTATTTGATTTGGGCGTATGACTGTGCGGTTTATCACTCGCAGGAAGCGCCGCCCACAATCGCCCCGTATTCGCTGAAAAGCGTTTACGGGGACTTCATTTGCAGGAGGTAAAGAACATGAATGAAGTGCTTGCAGGTTTGAGCGTCGTTAGTACGATTTGCGCTATCGTGTTCGGCTACGTTGCCTTTGCCCGGAATGGGAAAAAGGACGTTGCCGACGAAGCGAAGAGCGACGCGACCGTTCTTACCGAAATCGGCTATATCAAGGCCAACACGGACGAAATCAAGGCGGAGCAAAAGGAACAGCGCAAGACGAACGTTGAAGTCGTTACGCGCCTGACCGCCGTTGAAGCGTCCGCGAAACAGGCGCACAAGCGACTTGACGCGTTCGAGAGCCGGGAGCGGCGCGAACACGAAGAGTAAGAAAGGCGGCGCGGCATGATTTATCTTTTCAGCGTTGCCGCCGGGTTGGTTGGCGGGTTCGCCGCCGTCCTGCTGTTGAGCGGACGACGGCCCCGCCGACGAAGAGAGGGCAAGCAGAACCGCCGGAAGACAGAGTGTTCAAAACTGGTTCTTTGGGCGGTCCTCTGTACCTATTTCGCCGGGTTCGGCGTGGGCGTGTGGGCCGTCGTCCTCGACGCTTCACAGCTTGGCGTTTTCCTTGCCTACGTTGGAACACCAACGGCAACGGTCATCGGCTTTTATTCGTGGAAAGCAAAGGCGGAAAACGTTGTGAAAATCAAAAAGGCGAACCCGGAGGAAACGGAGGGAATGCCCGTTGACCTGAACAACGTTCAGCCGTAACGGAGGAATACACATGGCACAGGAACAAAAGAAATTCATCGAGCGGGTGGGCGCACTTGCCGCGGCGGATATGCAGAAAAGCGGGGTCCTCGCGTCCCTGACGATAGCACAAGCAATCCTTGAAAGCGGCTGGGGCAAATCCGGCTTGACGGTCAAGGGAAACGCCCTGTTCGGCATCAAGGCCGGGACAAGCTGGACCGGGGCCGTTTACAGCGGCAAAACGCAAGAGTGCTACGACGGCGTGACCTTTACGACCGTGACGGGCCTTTTCCGGGCCTATGGCAGTTGGGCGGAAAGCGTCGCCAATCATTCCGACTTGCTTTCGTGCAATACCCGCTATAAAGCGGTCATCGGGGAGCGGGACTATAAAGCCGCGTGCCGGGCAATCGCCGCGGCGGGCTATGCGACCGACCCGAAGTATGCCGACAAACTGGTTCAAATCATCGAAGCATACGCCCTGACCGCCTACGACGGCGCAGGAAGCGCCGCAAAGCCCGGCGGTTCAAATACCACGGCGGGGACCACAAGCCCCGCAGACGCGAAAGGAGCAGGCAAAATGAAAGCGTCTGAATTTATCAACAAATTGCAAAACATTGTGGACAACTATAAAACGCTGTACGTCATGGGCTGTTTCGGTGCGCCCCTGACGGGCGCGAACGTGTCCCGCTATTGCACAAATCACAGGTACAACAAGCAGGCCGCGCGAACGGCGATGATTCGGGCGGCGGCGGATAAGAAGCCGCCCGTCTACGGGTTCGACTGCGTATGCCTTATCAAAGGCGTTCTTTGGGGTTGGAGTGGAAACGCCGCGAAGCCATACGGCGGCGCGGCCTATGCTTCCAACGGCGTTCCCGATCTTGGGGCCGACACCATGATTACGAAGTGTTCCGGCGTGTCCGCTGATTTCAGCGGCATTGTTCCGGGTGAAGCTGTCTGGTTGCCCGGTCATATCGGCGTATACATCGGCGGCGGAAAGGTCATCGAATGTTCGCCCGCTTTCAAGAACTGCGTGCAGGTGACGGCGTGCCTGAACATTGGCGCTATTTCCGGCATGAACGGGCGCAAGTGGACGAAGCACGGGAAGTTGCCGTATATCACCTACGACACCGCAGGCGGCGCACAGGACGGCGCAGGAAGCACGACAAAGCCCAGCGGCACAACTACCACCCCGGCGACGCTTGCGTTCGCTGTGGGCGACGTGGTGCGCTTTACGGGCAACACCCATTACACCAACGCGGCGGCGGCAAGCGGCGCGGCCTGCAAGCCGGGAACGGCAAAGGTAACGGCACTTGCAAAGGGCGCAAAGCACCCCTACCACCTTATCAAACAGCCCGGCGGCGGTTCTACCGTTTACGGCTGGGTCAATGCGGCGGACGTGCAGGCCGTCGGGAGCGGTACGACCGCGCCGAAAATGCGCGTCGGTGCAAAGGTGAAGTATTCCGGCCCGCTGTACCGTGACAGCAACGGCGGCGGACAGGGCAAGACCGTAAACGGAACGTATACGGTGAAGTATTACTATCCGGCCCGCAAGTGCGGCGTACACATCGACGGTTTGGGCTGGGTCCCTGAATCCGGCTGTACCGTCATTGGTTGACAGATCGAAAGGAGAAACAGAAATGAACGTTCTTACATTCCTTGCGAAGAATTGGGACAGCGTGCTTGTCATCGTCGCTTTCCTCGCGCTGGTTGTCGTGCTTATCAAGCGCGGCGAAACAAAGATTTTGAAGCAAATCCTTTTCAACCTTGTAACGCAGGCCGAAAAGCAGTTCGGAAGCGGTACGGGTTCCCTGAAATATGCCGCCGTCGCGGACTGGATTTATCAGCGAATCCCGGCGGTGCTGAAACTGCTTTTCACGTCCAGCGATATTGAAAAAATGATCGAAGCCGCTTTGGAGGAAGCGAAGAAAGCATGGGGCGCGAATGAGAATTTGAAAGGCTACATCGACACCCCATCCGTGGAAAGCCTGCTTGTCGGCATCGAAGAACAGGCCGTCCAGACCGAACCCGCAGAAAACTAAACACGTCCGATTCGGACAAAAACGAAAGCCCGTCGGGGGTCATTCCCCGGCGGGCTTTTTTTCGCGCTTTTCGATAAAATATTGTTGTGAAGTTTCGTTCCAGCCCGCGGTTCCGATTATTCGCGGTTCGGCGGTTTGGGTCCCGTCAAGACGCTTGCGAATGGCGTTCTTTGCGTCCGACAATGCCCTATAAATGGGAATGCCGTCCACTTTCCCGGAACAACTTTCGGATTCCAGAAACCAGCCGGATTCAAAAGGAAGAATCCATTCGCCCCGATATATGTAGCAATCAACAATCTTTTTCATAAACAACCAACACATTCTACCACAGGACGGGCGGCGGCTTGCGCCGCCCGCCTTTATCTTATGCGCTGACCGTGGACACGTCAAGCCGGAACGCGAGGTCAAGGACCTTTGCGCGGGTTGCGGCGTTGTGCTGAATGGCCTTTTCCAACGTGGCCCGGACCCCAGCGGGAGCAAGGGACAGACCGTAGGCAATCAAGCTATCTTCCGACGCTTTCAGGACGGAACGGGCGGCGTTCAGTTCTTCTTCAAGCCCGGCGGAAACAATCAGCGCGGCGCATTCGTCGTTCGCCTTTTCAAAGGCCGCGTCATCCTCCATGCAGTAAAGGAATTCGGGAACGGAGCCGTCGGGATTGACAATGCCCTTGTCGGCAATGAACTTCTTTTCGATGGCTTCTTGCTGGGATTCGACTTCCTGCACGCGGGCTTTGGCGACCATATAGGCCCGCTGGAACTTGTTTGCAGTTCTTTTCATGTTCATTCCCCTTTCTTGCGGCGGTAATGGACCGCGGCGGCGATAATCAGTTTCACAACGGCAACAGCGATCAGGAAGATTCCGAGTTTTTCAAGCATGGTTGACAGTTCAGAAGAAAAAGTGTATTCTATGGGTGGGCGGTGAACCCGCCCATAGAATACGGGGTTTCGGCTTACGTCAGCTTATCAATTATCAGTAACGCAAGCCCTACCAGAAAGTCCACGATTGCGGTTATTACGATGGTGCGAACATCGACCCGCGATTTCGTGGGCTTTTTCTTTTTCTTCTTCACCTTGTCACCCCCTTTCTTTATGCTCTTATTATATACTAACGTTAGTATAAAGTCAATAGGGAAAATGCGAAAAAGCAGAAAAATTTTGCGCCGTTGCGGTAGATACAGCGGCGCGAAAAGGGAGCGGCGGAAACCGCCGCCCCGGTAAAGCGTCAGGCGACAAACACACCCAACGGAGAACCGCCGGGAGAGCGCCACCCGCGGCGGTGAATGTCGGACAGGCGGACACGTTCAGGAGCCTTTGCGCCGTCATACAGGACCATAGCGAAAACGCCGCCGTGAAAGAAACGGGTATCAGGCAGGCTAACAAAGCCGATGACGGTTCCGCCCTGCGGAGGATAGCAAGCACCGCAGACACGTTCGACGCGCTGACCCACCATAACAACAACGGTGTTCACGTCGGCGGGCTGGGCGATTTCAACGCCGCAGGACGTTTCGGCGGCGGCTTCCTCGACGCTGGGTTCCTCTTCCGGCTGAACCTCGTTTTCAGCACGGAAGACCGGGGCCATAGAATAACGTTCGGGAATGATATATTCGCCGCGTTCATCGAAGAACAGCTTTGCGCGGCGGGCCTTGCCGTTACGCTCGAACGTCACCGTCTTTTCGGTGCGCTTGATAATCTTGATGGTGAAAATGCAATCGTGATTGCAGGCGCTACGGTCAAAATATTCCTTGCCGATCTCGAACTTTTTCATATTGATTACCCCCATATAAAAACCAGAAGTTGAAGTGTTGTTGTATGCCGTGTCGGTTCCCTTTTCGTGTCAGCCCGTAAGGTTGGCTGTTGTCGAACTCTACGCCCCGACAACCGGGCGGATTTGGTTTCCCTTTCTGATTATGATTATATACTAACGTTAGTATAAATGCAAGCTGGAATGATGCACAAATATACTAACGATAGATTGTGCGTTTTTTATACTTGCGTTAGTATAAACAGCGTGATAAAATGGACAAGCAAAGGAGTGGTGACAATGGCAAGCAAATATGGAAACCCACGCGGGCAAGCCGCGACAGACGCGAAGCGGAAATACAACAGCAAAAACTATGACAGGATTTACCCGTATGTAAAGAAAGGAAAAAAGTCTGTATATCAGAGAGCGGCAAAAGCAAGCGGGTTTGACAGCATAAACGATATGATCGAATCGCTGATGGACGAACGGGCGGCGGCGGTGTTGGGACTGTCGCCGGAGCAGTTCGCGGCAGAGGTTCAGGCCGCGGCAGACGCGGAGCAGGAAAAGGCATA